GGAGACTTGAAAACGCTTTAGGGATGGGGGCAAGGGTTTATATGGGATACGACGAAGAAAGACAGTCGTATGAGCGTGGGGACGTAATCTCAATCCCTAAACCTGGTGGTTTTAAGGTCACGCAGGGCGGGGCGGGTGTCTTGCAATCCCTTTCGACACAAAAGGTTATGATCCGCTTGCGCCACCATGACGAAGTTTTGTTTTACCTGACTGACAAGGAACTTGCTTACACGGGGCCGAGAGTTATTACGGATCACATTAACCCGGCGGTCTACCAAATTGCAAACAATATTGATGCTGCCCTGACAGCACTTTATAAAGACATTCCTTGGTCTTATGACGACGTTGCAGCAAGCTATGACGATTTCCTCGGGTGCCGTAAAGTTCTCAGGGATGTAGCGGGGTCTTTAATTGATATGGGCGATAACTTCATGGCTATTGACAGCACACTTGAAGCTTCATATCTGGGGTTCCCTGAATTTAAGGCCGCCAATATCGTTGGGGAGACACCACAGGGGTTGACACTGGGGGTTTTAGGCGAACGGGCTGGTGTCCAGCCATTTGTAAACCAAAATCTTGATAGCCATACTTCGGGGACAGTTGTCAGCACCGGGGGGAGCGGCCTCAATACGGGGGTTCTCACAGCTGATTGCCCTAAAGGAGCGTCTTTCGTTGCCGTGGGCGGCGTGGAAGCTGCGAGTGGGACTATTCTACCAGGGGACTCTTTTGTGATCGCGGGGCACACGCAGAGGTATGTCGCTACAGCCGAGGTGACCTTGTCCGGTGGCGCTGGAGGTGTTAAATTTTCCCCGCCGGCAGCCACTGACTATTTTATTAATGACGTGCTATCGTTTGAATCTGGAGGCACGGCGAACCCGGGTTCCCATGCAGATTCGTATTATAGTAATATTATGTTTAACCGGAGGTTCGCGGCGCTTGCGTTTGCAGCGTTGCCTAAACATGATAAAGTTTCAGGGGCAAATTGTTCTGTGATCACCTCGGCGGCAATGCCGGGGCTATCAATCCGTGCAAGAGTTGGATATGATTCACTACGCGCTCGTCAGTATATCGGGTTCGATGTGCTTTATGGGGTCAAAACCTTAGATCCAAATATGGCAGTTATTTACCGGAGGGACAAAGAATGAGCCAGATAGAGACAACTTTCCTTTATGACAAAAAGGGCACAAGATACCGGTGTAATCTGTCATGGGTTGACCATCTCATGAAGCGGAAAGGTTGGCACCGGCAGCGCGGTGGCTACAAGAAGAAAGTTGCCGGCCCCCCAGCATCGCCGAAGGAAGAAAGTTCCCGGTCGCTGGCCTAACTTTAAAAGCTCTTTAATTGGATGGAGGGATGACAACATTTACAACAAACGAGGATATTGTTTTTGTCCGGGCGAATATATTAAATTATTTCCCAGGGGACGCAGCGGCGGTTCTTGATGATTTCCATAAAAAAGCTACCGAGTATGTTATCCGCGATATCGGTTCTGGCTGGTACAGGGGGGCCGCTGCGCTTCAGGGGTTTAATTCTGATGGGACTGAGTTTAATATCGACTTAGTGCTTGACACCTCTCAACTCAAGGATTTGGCTTGTTACAAATGCCTTTATCTCGTTTACAGGTATCTTGCTAATGATTTTATTGAAGATGACGGCTTCACATCTAATATGAAGCATTTTGCTAATGAATATAATAAAGAATTGCATAGAGTGGTTGAATCCGGGATTAATTATGATTGGGATGGTTCGGGGGTTGTTGAGGAGGACGAACGTGGGGGCGCTGCCCATGCCCCCGGTAGCTTGGTTGCTGCTGTTGAATGGTAAAGAGGTATACTTATAAACAATGGGCGCAATAGCAGATATGTTTGCAGATACCGAAAGAAAGCTTAATAAACTTTTAGATGCTAATGAAGCCAATATAGTTAAATCATTAGATAAGCTTGAACGGAAATTAATAAATGCTTACCAAGCAGGGTTCCCCAAAAATGGGCGTTTAAATCTCCCACAAGCTCAGAAATTACAAAAACAATTAATAGGGATTGTACAAACTGATTTTGGGGTTTTAACCAAGTCAATAAATAAAGATTATGATAAAATCTTTAACATTATAGAGTCCGGGTATGGTCTCTTGGAGGTGCCGTTTGAATTCAATATTGATGACAGGACTCTTTTGGGCGCTCTAAAAAAAACAGCCTCAGCCCAGTTTAAGCATTTTGGGGCTGGTATTGAGAATAAACTAAGCCAGCTCCTCTACGATAATGTAGCAACGGGCGAGGAGTTTTCTGAATTAATCGCTGAGATGGCCACTATTTTAACTAACAAAACAAGCGCCACGGGGCGACCGTTGGGGGCATATGCACGGGTATACGCCCATGACAGCCTTATGAATTATTACCAAAGAATCCAAAATAAGATGGCTGAAAAAATGGGGATTAAACATTTTCTTTGGTATGGGGACATTATGGGGAGTTCCCGCCCCAAATGTATTGCTTGCGCGGGGCGGGTTTTCACAGAAAAAGAAATTAATAAAATGGATAAAGACAAATGGAAGGGGAAAGCACCCCGCCCTACAATGATAGCAGTAGGCGGCTATCATTGCCGTCATCATCTTATGCCTGTAAAACCGGAATGGGTAAAAGCGGAGGGCCTGGATGTGCAAAATTATTACGATGAACATCCAGAAAAATACAGCCCAAAATTAAGAAAAGAAGTTGAAGCCGAAAGGCGTAAATTGCACGGTGGGGGCAAAGATTGATGATGATATCGCGCCATCCTAAAAGGTTAATTTAATGGCAAAAGTAAAGATTCAATTCGACAACAAAAAGGCGATTATTAGGTTGCGGGCCACACATCTTTTTTTACAAGGTAGTACCGCCTTAATGCTTGAAATGGCTCAATACGGCGTGGCACAAATTAAAATGCGGACGGCTGCCGGCGAAGATCATAACAATCATCTGTTTAAGCCATATGCTGCCAGCACAAAAATATTTAGGGCATCGACCGGCCACCCCACCAATAAAGTTAACCTTTTTCTGACTGGCGAGATGTTAAAGTCAATGCACGGGCGGGCTGTGCATAAAAAAGAAGCTAAAATAATGTTTAAAAAAAACAAAGAAGCCGAGAAAGCAAGCCAGAACCAAAAAACAAGACCATTTTTTGGGTTAAACAAAGAAGATATTACGGGGTTAATAAGAATTTATAAAAACCATTTAGCGAGGGCACAGCAGTAATGAATACAGATTCAGGCAGGGAATTAATAATCCAAAATATTATAACTGCTTTATCGGCAATACCTTGTATCTCTACCATTGAAAGACGACACCCGGCTACAATCGAAGAAATCAAGGCAATTGCACCTGTGCAGATGCCTTTTATTGGTGTATTGGGGGGTTTGCCTTCTCCAGTAGAATATATCGGTCGGCTTCGCAACCAGAATAACATAACTATTACATCCGAGTTGGATGTTGTTCTTCGGTTTATCGCTATCCAAAAAGAAGCCCCCGATGAATGGGTCAGCCATTACCTAAATATCCTGTGGGGCGCAATAATGGGGGATAACAACAGGGGGGGGCTGGCGCTCAAGACAGACATTGCTCCTGAATATATCTATGAAATTTTAACACCATATATCGGCTTTGAGATAACAGCCAAAGTAACATACCAACATACCAACGGCATATAAAGGGGACTAATTATGACAGTACCAAGTAATGCTCAAAAAAATCTTTATAAAGGCAAGGGTATCGCTTACGTAAAATTATCTGGGGAGACAGGTTGGAGGGACTTAGGCGAGGTTTCCGTTGTAACTGAAACTCCAGAAATCAAAAAGACAGATTTTTTCACAAACAGAGAAGGGATCAAAACAAAAAGTTTTTCGACTGTTGACGAAATAACTTTGTCTGGTTCATTGACTTTGCTCGAAGGCCACACAAAAGAGAATATGGAGTTGGCGCTGTGTTCAGGTACGCCTGCTGGGGGCAGCCAAGCAAAAGGCACCCTTAGCATGGCGGAGATTACTACTGCCCCAGACCAGTTCAAGGACACTGGGAAATTATATCTTTATCATTGGCGCATCATGCACGACGAGCCAGCAACCCCGTTTGAAGTAGGCGGGACAGTCATGTCTAACGGGGCGGGGTCCCCTGTCGGTGAAGTGGCTTATGTTGGTGAAGGCTATATCGAGATTGTAGGGACTACAAATAACACTACAGGGTTCGCCGCTGGGGACAGTATTACCGATGGGACGAGTACCGCTACAATTAGCAATGCCGCCGAAACGATGGGGGCAGTCGTGACAGCCGCTGGCGGTGCCACCAGATTTATTAAGGGGGTGGATTACACAGAAGACCCCCTTGCGGGGTCTATCCGTGAAAATTCTGGCGGTGGCATTGCAAGTAACACGGTTTATGTCTCCGCTGATTATAAAGCGCTGAATTTAAATATATTGAATGTTCTTAGCCAAAAGACACCAACAGGGGAATTCAAATTTATCGGGCATAATAACCAGGGGTGCCGCTGGCATGTATGGCACCCATTAGTAAATTTTACGCTTGACGGGGAGGTAGGGTTGATTACAGAGGATAACGCCGAGGTCACTGTGTCTATGGAAATTTATAGCATGGGTGATATTTACCCGGGTGCGCCTTATGGCACATGGACGGAAGTTTCTGAATCATAAAAAACCTGCTTATGTCTTATATTGGGGGTACGGATAGCATGGTTGGGATTAATGGCAAAGAGGTAAGTCTATACTTTAAAGCCAGCACACTGGGGCAGCTAAGAGAATCGCCAGAGTATAGTTCATTTAAAGATATTTTTTCAGGCGAGAAGACAAAAGCCGATAAAGGTAGATCAAATAACATCATGGCTTTTTTGGCTAAAATCGATATTCTTTTAGACCTTTCCCGTGGGCTGTGTATTGATGATCTCGCTGCGCTTGATGGCGACCAACTGGGGCAGCTAATCGATATTCTTTTAGACCTTTCCCGTGGGCTGTGTATTGATGGAGACCAATTAAAAGAAGTTTATGAGGTGTTTAAGGAAGTTTCTGAATCATAAAAACCTGCTTATATTTTATATTGGGGGTACGAATAGCATGGCAGAAATAAAGAAAATTTGTTCAAGGAAAACTGAAGTAGTTGAAATTAATGGCAAAGAGGTAATTTTTAAAGCCATCACACTGGGGCAGCTAAGAGAATTGTCAGAGTATAGTTCATTTAAAGATATTTTTTCAGGCGAGAAGACAAAAACCGGTGAAGGTAGATCAAATAGCATCATGGCTTTTTTGGCTAAAATCGATATTCTTTTAGACCTTTCCTGTGGGCTGTGTATTGATGATCTCGCTGCGCTTGACGGTTCCCAATTAAAAGAAGTTTATGAGGTGTTTAAGGAAGTCAACGAGTTTTTTTTTACAATAGCCAGGGTGCTGGACTTACAAGAGATGATGATTGTGGCAAAAGGCTTTCTAAAAAAACACTTACAGATAATATTTGCATATTACTTAAAGAAGGGCACAGAGACTGTCTTAACTATGGATACGGGTACGCGGTTGAATGTATCGAAGCCATCTACAGGAACCAAACAAAAGAGGTAGAATTGCAGGTTGATATAATCGCTGCCGGTGTCGCTAACGGGATCGGGCTGGCATTTGGTGGGCGGCAAAAGGGGAAGAAGGTGGTGCATGGCCAATGACTCAAGAATGCAACTAATCATACAGTTAAAAGATTTAGCCAGCAGCCAACTAGGAATACTTGAAAATTCACTCAAGGGCATTGGCAGCAGTGTCTTAAATTTAAAAAATGCCTTTGTTGGTTTAGGCGCCGGGGTTGCGTTAGGGAAAATAACTAATACTTTCGCTGATTTTGATGATGTTATGCGACAGGTTGGAGCGGTGTCAGGGGCTACAACGGAGGAGCTTACTGCATTAACAGCACAAGCGGAATTAATGGGGGAGACGACACGGTACAGCGCTGCAGAGAGCGCTGACGCTTTGCGCCTTTTAGCAATGTCAGGGCTTGACGCTGCGCAAGCGACAGCCGCCTTACCAGGAGTATTACAATTAGCGAGCAGCTCCGCAACAGACTTGGCTTCAAGCGCCGATATTGCAACGAATATCATGTCTGGCTTGGGGCTATCCGTCTCAGATTTAGCCCAAGTTAATGATGCACTAGTGGCTACGGCCACAAGCTCGAACACAACAGTCGCCGAACTTGGAGAAGCATTTAAAAACATGGGCGCTTTAGGCGCGAGTTCCGGGGAATCAGTAAAAAGTTTGTCGGTTGTTCTGGGTGTGCTTGGCAACAGAGCAATAAAAGGCGGTGAGGCCGGGAATGCAGTCAAACGGATGTTAATCCAACTACAAAATCCTTCTGCTAAGGCCGCCGAAGCATTGAACCGATTAAATATTGAGACAAAGGACTCAGAAGGGAATTTCAGGGGTCTCCAACCAATACTTAAAGATTTAGGGAAAGCCCAATTAGATATAACCGATTCCGCTAAAATTTTTGGGCTTTATACTGCTAACGCGGGGGTCGCCGCGGCTAATGCTGGTGCTGATTTTGATATTTTAAATCAAAAAATGGCCCAAGCCGACGGGACAGCAAAAAGGCTATCTACCCAAATGGAGGCCGGTTTGGGGGGGGCTTTGCGGGCATTAAACTCCGCGTGGGAAGGTCTGATTTTGGCGCTTGGGGGGTGGAGCAGTGATGCCCTGACCGCCACGGTGCAATTTTTTACAAAAGAGGTGAGGGGGGCGATAACGGTTGTTAATGAGTTTTCATCATCGGCGGAGCTAACCGCGTGGCTGGGTACGGTTAGCACCGCTGTTCGGGAGACTTATGAAAATTTTAAAACAATGGTAAGCGCAGTCACCCCTGTATTGCCATTATTGAGGGCTTTAATTGGTGGCCTCACCCCTGAGATTATCGCACTTGGGGCAGCGGCCAAGGTAACAGGAACAGTGGTTGGGGTCTTTGCAGAGGGTTGGGGGGCGCTGTCAAAGGCATTAGCAGCAAATGTTTTTGGGTCAACGATAACGGGAGCGCAACTTTTAACAAGGGAGATCGGTACCCTCCAAATAGCTTTATCAGGTGTCCAGATAGCGGTCGCTAGTATCGGTTCCGCTTTGGCAGGCCTTGCAATTGGTTGGGAGATAGGGAGTTTTTTAAATCAATTTGAAGTTGTGCAAAAAACGGCGCAAGTAATGTTCGGCGCTATCGACAGCGCTATTTCCGAAACAAAAGTTGGTTTTCTTGAAATTAGAAAAGCATGGAACGATTTTACCGGTGATATGAAAGAGTCGCTGGCAATCCAAGAAGCTATTAATACAGAGAAAGCGCACCAAGACAGTATTAAAGACACCATCCAAGATATTATTGGGAAAAATAAAGCAGAAACAGACTCTATTGCCATCATTAAAGAGACCAATATGGCCGAAGAAGAGCGATCCCGGCTAATGGCCGAATCAGCTGAGAAACGTAAAGAAATAGAATTTAATACGAACGCGAAAATAACAGCGAACATCATCCAAGCCAACAAAGACCGGCTTGAGAGTTTAAAAAAATATACAAAAAGTGCGGCCTTAGAGCTTGAAGAGCAAAAAAAACAACTTGAATTATTTGCAGCGCAAGGAAAAATTTCAGCCCAAGATGTGGCAGATGAAAAACTCAAATTGGACAAGGAGTATTATTCTACCCAATTAGCTCTTGCGGATGACGCTCTTAAAAAAATTATTGAATCAGGGGACACCGAGAGCAAAGAATACCAAAAAACTTTAGAACTAAAAAAAACAGCCGTCGCTGGTTTTAACGACTACCAAATTAATGCGGCACAAGCAGCATCAGATAAATTAATTGCAATTGTAACTAATTTCACAAAAACGCAGGGAGCGGAACTCGCCGCACAAAAGCAACAAATTGATTTACAATATGCAGAGGGGGCGATCTCCTTACAAGACGCTAATGAGAAAAAACTTGGACTTGATAAAGAATTTTATGCCGAACAATTACGGCTGGCAACAGAACTTTTTAATAAATTAAAAGAGGAAGGGTACAGCCAGGACTCGGAAGCTTTTAAGCAGGCTATTGGTTTAAAGACTGCGGCGCAACGGCAATATACCGATTTTATGATCGGGGAAGCTGAGGCTATAGCAAAGAGCCAAGCAAAGCAAACCGAAGTTGTTAATAAGGGGCTGGCGGATATTGGTGATAAAAGCAAAGAAATAACAGCAGAGATAACGGAAACAAAAACATTCACCATTGACGAGAAGCCAGCGGTTGACGCTATAAAAAAAATTGAAGCAGAGGCGGATGTCGCTATCGTTAAAGTTGAAGGGCCGTACACAATAGAAATTGACGCTGACCCTGCAACTGCAGCGTATGAACGTTTAGCCGCGGAAGCCCAGCAAGATATGACTGCCATCCAGCAGGTAATTATTGAGTTAGAGGACAGCCTTAATGTCGTTGGCCAACAGGGTAGTTGGTATATTACTAAAAGCTTAGAAGGCCAACAGCAGCAATTTGATGAAGCGAAAGCGAAGTATGACGAGTATATGGCGCATATTGAGACAGCCAATAAAACGGCTAACGATAGCAGGGTAGCACGGATCCAAGAGACAATGATGGCGGAAAATGAATCTTACGCTGCATCTTTAACCGCTCAAAAAGAAGCAGATTTAGCGGCTTTGCAAAGCCGAGCAGAAACATTAACAGCAAAAGAACAGGCCGAGATAGCCCATTATCAAAATCTTTTTAACCTGGCGGCGCAATCAATGTCAGCGATTAAGGAGGAATACGGGAAAGACTCGGACGCTTTCCGTCAAGCCGAGCAGGATAAAAATAATGCTTACGCGGAGCTTGTGGGCAAGCAAATTGAAATTTACCAGAATGCAGCAGAAGAGCGGATAACAACAGCACAAGAAGCAGCTGAGGAGGAGATCAGAATTGAGCAAGAAAAGCAAGCAGAACTTAAAGCCCTTGCTGATGCTGAGTACCAGCTTGCGCGGGCAGAGGCAGAAGCTAAAATTTCAGAGCTGGAATACCAAGCCGACCAGGAAATAATAACAGCACAGGAGCTTTTTGAAAAGAAAAAAGCAATTGAAGCATCATTGCTTCAGTTAAAGGTAGAAAACAGCAACGCGGCCCTTGAGGTTGCATTGGACACATACGGGAAAGATTCAGCAGAGTTCATAAAGGCCACTGCTGCAAAGATTAGAGCTATAACAGAATTACAAGAAAAATTAAGAGAAGAAGGCAATTTTAATACTAAATTTACTGGGGAAGCCAGCCCCATAGCTCCATTAATGCAGACAATCCAGAATGTAAAGACGGGCATTAGTGGGCTGGCTCATGATATTTCACAAGCAACCCCGGCAATAAACATTCCCGTTTCTGCTGATGCAGGGGCAGGAGCAAAACCTTTTTCACAGGCCATCGCAGATGCTAAAAAACAAATATCAACAATTTCAAAAGAGAAACTAGGGGGGATAACAAGCCTTGTTTCTGAAAGGCTTAAAATACAAGCCCCCCCGCCCCCCACAGCACAGCCCCAAAAAAGCGGAAACCCCTGGGGCGTTGAGGACCTAGGCAAGATACAACTAACAGCCGGGGGGCGGTCGTTGCCTGTCGTGGGGCAGAAATCAGCTATAAAGGAGATGCAAAAGGCTATGGTCAGAGAGGCGTTAACATATGCCTGACGAAACATACCCATTACCACAGGGTAGTACAACCCCTGTGGGCGGCGGGTGCGGCCAGACGTTTACTGGTATAAGCTCTGTCAGCCCAGCGTGTACATGGAATATTTTTGTAAATAATATACCATGCGCATATTGTGTCCAAGACTGGCAGGTTAAATTCCAGAAAGACGCTTATTGCTACCGTGGGGAAGTCGTTTTTGTTGGGGGCGATTTCCTCCCGGCGTGTACAGCACTCTATAGATCGGGTATATTGGGGTTAAAAATAACTATAAATGATGGCAGTAGCCTTGCGATTTATGAATTTTTAATTGAATCCATTGAAGAAACCGGTATCGGGCAAGGCTTTACTGTTTGGGGCAGGTCAAAGCAGGCTTTACTCGGCGAAGGGCAAGCGCGACCAATAAGCGATACAAAATTAAACTTCTATTCGTCTCTTTCAGAAATGGGTCACCCCTGGACGGGCAAAAATGTTTTATTTTCTGACATTATTGAATATATTATTACAAATTATTGTGAAATACCCGTAGCCGTCAATCTTAACATCCCAGATTTCCCTGTGAAACTTGGCACACTGTCTGTCCATGATATGTACCCCATCGAAATAATAAAACGTCTTGCCGAAGCGGTAGGAGCGCAACTCAGGCCATTACCGGATGGAAGCTTAGATATTATTGAGTTTAAAGCCCCTGTTGCTACCGGCGACCCAAGAATTTTGCCCATAAGCTTTGACGGCGGGGTAGATATTGTGTCCCCAACACGGGATAAAATCCGACAAGCAAAATACGATGCCGTTAAAATTTATGGCTTCAATGAAACTAACGACTCCGAAGACCCTGAAGACGACCCAAGCAGCCCATTTAGTTCATTATCAATATCAATCCATCCAAATCAGGAAGGGAACGCAACCGCGATCAATGAAGGCCATATTGTAAGGATTTTTAATTACAAACCGGGGGGGGACGCTAATAGAATTAACTTTTATGCACGGGTTGATAATGTAAAAATGTCAATTGTTTCTGGCGCTGGGGCAGGGACCCCGCCTAAATTATCAATTAGGAGGATAGCAGAACCGCCGACTTATGAAAGTAGAGAAATAACTGAAACGATTTCATTGACTTTTGGGCATGGGAATACAACCCTGCCGGATACATCAGGGAGGACGGAGTACCATGATGCCACGTATGACAGCGATCCATTTATCGATGTAGAGGTCACTTACACGTCCGTTTGGACGGTCTGGGAATTGAAAAGCGATACGGCTGGAACGATTAAACTGTTTGCGGCTTACCCAGATGGGAGTGCTGATGATAGATATTCATGGGACGTTGTCCCTATCGCTAAAGATTATTTTTATCAAGTGTTGCGGGTTATTGAAAATTCTACTTTAGCCCCGCGCCCAGGCGTACCTGTTTATATTGATTCTGTCCTCCAAGGTACGACTGATGAGAACGGTGAAATAACCAGCTTGGACAAGTTACAAGTTGGGTCAACTCATACTGTGTCATGGCCAGCCTATGACAATATTGTTGCGTCTGACGCTGATGATGAGGAGTTACAAAATGACAATTTCGTTGCAATTGATACAGGGTTAGCGTAACGTCTTATATGATTGATTTACTTTGCAACACTAAAAATCCTGCAGGGGTTACAGAAGAAGACGGGTGTGAGTACGAGAGTTTAATAACTAACCAATATCAGGATGGTATAAAGAAGTGCCTGCCGTGCCAAATTATGGGACACCGGTTAAGAAGAATCAATTTATTCTGTATGGTGGAGCAAGGTTTATGTGCTTGGAACGACAATTTTACTGGCGAAGATGGGGACCCGCTTGATGCAAGTAGGTGGGATTATGACAGCGGGTATGATTATTTGATTGAAATAAAAAATAATATGCTTTATTTGATCGGGGATTACTATTATAATAATATAATTACGAACAAAGGATGCCTGTCTGCTGGCGATTTTGAAGTTGGGATTTTTTATGAATTTGACCATGATTGGTACGGCGATGTTTATTATAATGATATAATATTCAGGGCTTATAACGAAACAACAGGGGACGATTCTTATATAAAACATCATATCTGGGGGCATAACGTTGAACCAGCCGAGTCTGAAAATTATATTGAAACTGGTGGTGTGCATCACACGGTGACACAAGTAAACATACCTGGTTTCGCTGGAAATTTTTCCATAAAGAGGGCAGGCACGGATATAGAATTATATGCAATGGGGTCTTTAATGGCGACCTTTGCAGATGAGAGTTACAATAAAATCTCTATAACCCATATAGGATATTTTACCCCCAACAGTCTATATGTTAATGATTTTATTTTTAAATCTGGGTGCCCCCCGGGGTCGCCATGATATTCTTAAACATATGGTTGGGGGGGGTGTTGCCCAAAACCCGGCAAAGATGTGTTAATTCATTTGTAAAAATGATGAAGGCTGAAGACATTTATTTTTTAATAAATGACACCAATATCGATGGGATTTATCTAAACGCTATTAAAACCCATTCCAATTGGTGGCGGGTTTATTCAGAGCGAGGAGTGCAGTTTAAAACTGATTTTATCCGGTTTTATTTAGCTTGCCGTGTCCCTGATTTGTTTTACGCTGACACAGACGTTCTATTCGGGCGGCAGTTCAGGTTCCCTGATGCCCCATACCGGAAGCCGGTATTAGGGCAATGGATGAATTTGTCGGAAACTTTTTTATTTTATGTGAATAGCCGATGTGACTACTTTAGATTTTTAATGAAAACAGCAGAAAAATTTAACCCGGAAAATGTATTTTTCCCGTCTCATTTATTTACTTTGCCGAAAGTACAGAAAAATATAATAAAATTTGAAGAAACAACTTTTTCACATCAAAGATTAGGGGTATATTAATATTGGGGATAATTTTAAAATGTTTTGCAGGGGCAGGCGACCATGAAGCGGACCCTATCAACGATAGCCTTATCGCAACTCGTGACATGGCGGTAGCACGCGGCACAGGGTTCATCCGAAGGAACTATTTTGATGTTGAAAAATATTCTTGGGGGTGCCCCCATAAATCAAATACTATAATCCCTTATAGTTATGTGCCGGTCTACGGTGAACGGCTTGGTTTGGAGGGCGCTATCATGAAGGTTACAGATTATGAAATAAATTGCAAAGCCGGTAGGATTTCAGCACAAATTGGCCTTGAATATTACCCTGATGGGGTTGTCTCTATTTGCCCTTGGTCAGACAATTTTATAGGGGCTGACGGGGACCCTATAAACTCTACTATTTGGGACACCGAGGAGTTAGCAGAGACAGATTTCGCTATCTTAGGCAATAAAGCTGTTGTTTCGGACATTTCCGATGAGTATACTTTATGGCATAATGCAGAGATAAGTAGTGATAAGGATTTCGAGGTTGAAGTAACATATTCATTAAATAGAGTCGCCCCCGATGCTGCAGATGATTGGGGGGTGTTTCGCATAACCCTTAGTAGCGCACAATATTATGTTTATATGGAGCATGAAATTTACGGAGACTTGGCAAGTATCACGGCGGGGGTAGATGGCGACGTGTCAGCAATAAAAAATTTCGATACTGATAAATACAATGGGATTTTCGGGATAAAGCGGTCTGGCCTTAATTTTATTTTTAAATATAATCGACAAATCATTATGGTGACACCGGTGGCAGCCACACAGGGGATGGCGCTTGATTTAGCCTTTGGGCTTGATACGACCAACAGCAATTCAATTTCAATTGATAATTTTAGATTTATATCCGGGTGCCCGTCATGGTAATCCAGACAATGGCAAAAGCAAATAAAAAACACTTTTTTACATATTGGCTTGGCTGTGGCATCAGGTGTTAATTATTTTGCTTTTAGTTTATTTATGGCGTTTGCAGCATAAAACCGACTTAATTGCAATTAATGGATTAATTATACAATTGAGTACTTTGTTGGCATAAATGTCAACAGGGGAAACCTACATCAGCATAAAACCGACTTAATTGCAATTAATGGATTAATTATACAATTGAGTACTTTGT